AAACCGCGTATGGTTCATTGAAAAGGACACGCTAAAGGCGTGGTATTTGCCTACGTCATCCGTAGGCGGCGCAGCGCAAACGCTAGACCTTTCATCTATCGCCAAGTTTGGCGGTTACCTTGTCGCGATGGGGACATGGACAATTGACGCGGGTTACGGCGTGGACGATAACCTCGTGTTTGTCACGAATAAGGGCGAAGTGATTGTTTATCGCGGCACCGACCCGTCTAGCGCCTCTACTTGGGAATTGATTGGCGTATGGGTATTGGGCGCTCCGGTGTCCAAGCGCTGCTTTATGAAGTACGGCGGCGATTTGTTGCTGTTGACGCTGGATGGCTTGTTGCCGCTGGCGTCTGCGTTGCAATCCTCCCGCCTTGACCCCAACGTGGCGCTGTCAGACAAAATCCAAGGCGCATTTGCGGCAGCAACGTCTACCTACCAAAACAACTTTGGTTGGGTGATGTTGTACAACGCCAAAAACAACGCGCTAATTGTTAACGTCCCGGTGTCCGTGGGAAGCCAAGAGCAATTTGTGATGAACAACATTACAAAGGCTTGGTGCAAATTCACGGGTTGGGCCGCTAACTGCTTTACGATTTACCAAGACGATCCTTATTTCGGCGGTAGCAATTACGTTGCAAAAGCGTGGACGGCTGGCAATACCGGGTACATAGACGATACCAACAACATCGCCGCACGCGCTTTGCAGGCGTTTAACTACTTTGAAACGCGAGGGGTGAAGAAATACTTTACCCGCGCTCGCCCAAGCCTGTATTCCAACGGCACGCCCGGCATCAACCTTTCAATCAACGTGGACTTTAGCCAAGCCGATAGCACGGCGGCTATTGCCTACACCCCGTCTACGTTTGCGCTTTGGGACACGGCAACGTGGGACACAGCAACGTGGGGAACCGGGGACGTTGTGCAAGCCAATTGGCAGGGCGTAACCGGGATCGGTTATTGCGGGGGTATTCAAATGAATACGACCTCCAAAAACCTATCCCTGCAATGGGCGTCAACGGATGTGGTGTACCAAACCGGATGGGCTGGAATATAACGTCAAGCCCCAGCGTGGGGCATTGGGTTATGGGCGAAATGGACGGGGCGTTTAACCCCGACCGATCTAGCGCTATCGGGTTGCTTCGGGACGGTAAAACCGTCGCCGGGGTGGTTTATGAGAATTTTAATGGCCGGTCGGTGGTGTGCCATATCTGCGTAAAAGGCAGGATGACCCCCGCTTATTTGGCCGCGATTTTTGACTACGCCTTCAATGTGTGCGACGTAAACAAGGTTATTTGCCCGGTATCAAGCGGGAACGTGCGTGCGCAACGAGTTGTGCGTAAAATGGGTTTCACCGAGGAAGCGCGTCTTAAAGACGCCGACACCGACGGCGATATCGTGTTGTTAACCATGACACGCTCGGCGTGTCGCTTCTTGGAGCCTCGGTATGGGCAAAAAATCACCTTCACCGCCGCCAGCGCCTGACTACGCTGCGGCTGCTACCGCACAGGGCGCGGCCAATTTGGACGCTGCCCGCCTTACGGCGCGGATCAGCAACCCCAACATTTCCACCCCCTTGGGAGGCCAGCGTGTCACGTTTGGCAAAAGCACGTTTGACCAAGCCGGATACGACAAGGCGATGGCCGACTATCAGAAGCAGTTGGACGCTTACAACCAAGGCAATCTTCAGCGCGGCCCGGGCGTTGGCCTCTCGGATTCTGGGGGCAATGACCTTGGCCTTGGTGATTTTTACGGCGGTGGCGGTGTTGGCGGGTATAGCGGTGGTCAGTTTGGCACTTCTCCCGTTGCGCCGACGAAAGAACAGTTCACCACGACTACCGACCAAGACACGCCGTACATCGAGCAATACCTAACGCCGGAAGCGCAAAAGACGCTTGAGGCGCAGCAGCGCGTAGACCTTGCCCTTGCTGGACTTGGCGAGCAGGGCATTGGCGTGGCCCGGGACGTTCTCGGCCAGCGGTTTAACCCCAACTTGCGCGACCTTTCCACCCAGTTGGGCGGGTACGGTCAAGTTGCCCAAGGCCCGAATCTGATGGGCATGGGGCAGGCCGGAGCCAACGTAGGCGCGCAGCGCGTCAATCGTGGGCCGATGGAAGGCCAGTACGGGTATGCCCAAGGGGTTGACCTGTCCGGCCTCCCACAAGCGCCTATAAACGCCGGTACGACGGCACAGCAGGCCATCATGTCCCGCCTTGAGCCGCAGTTGCAGCGCAAGCGTGCGGCTCTTGAAACCCAGTTGGCAAATCAAGGCTTGGTGCGTGGTGGCGAGGCTTATAACGCCGCTATCCAAGAAGCGCAGCAGGGCGAAAACGACCTTCGCACACAGGCCGCGTTGCAAGGCATTGGCCTAGACCAAGCCGCCCGGGCGCAGGCGTTTGGCGAACGGCAGGGGGCTACGCAGTCCTATAACGCCGCTGTTCAACAGAACTTGCAGCAGGGTTTGTCGGTGCAGGACGCCCAGAACCGCGCCGCGCAACAGGTGTTTGGTCAGCGCATGGACATTCAAGGCTTGTACAACACCGCCTTGGCGCAGAACCAGAACGCCGCGCTTCAGCAGCAAGCGGCGGCTAACCAAGCGCAGGCGCAGCAATTTAATCAAGCCTTGCAGGCCGGTCAGTTCGGCAATACGGCGCTTCAGCAGTCATTGGCGCAGCAGTTGGCACTTCGTAACCAGCCGATTAACGAAATTGGCGCGCATATGTCCGGTTCGCAAGTGCAGATGCCGCAGTTCCAAGGTTATACGGGCGCGAACGTAGCGGCGTCTCCGGTATTTGGTGCGGCGCAAGCGCAAGGAAATTACTATCAAAACCTTTATAACCAGCAAATGGCGGCGTACAACAACAAAATGAGCGGGTTGTATGACCTTGCTGGAACTGGCGCAAAACTTATGTTTTCGGATCGCCGGCTTAAATCTAACATTGAGCGCGTAGGCACGCATCCGCTTGGCATAGGCATTTACGAGTACGACATTGCGGGACGCCGTGAGCGTGGCGTGATGGCCGATGAAGTTGAGTCTGTGAAGCCGGAAGCCGTCAGTACCCATAGCAGCGGGTACAAGATGGTTAACTACGGAGCGCTCTAATGCTTACGCCATATCAATCGTTTGAAGGGCCGCAGCAGCAGATGGGCCGTGGTCAGCGCCTTGCGCAAATGTTGCAAGGGCGTCCGTCTAGCAATTTCGGTGCTAACGACGAAACCGCGCAACCGGCGCAATACAACAGCCCGCTGGCTTCGGTGAACGGCTATAACGCCGCCCCGCAGTCTGCGCGGCTGTTTCCGCCGAATCCAATAGCCAAGCAACCTATGCCCAAGACGCCGGGGATGTATTCCCCGCAGGGCGGCGATTTCAAGGGTGATTACTATGGCGGTTAAATACACGCAGACGTTTAAGACCTATGAGGATGCCGCCGCCGAGGCTCGTCGCGCTCAAGCAATGGCAGAGGCGCTTCAACAGCAAGCCTACCAGCCCATTCAAATGGATGCGGCTGGCCCGATCTCGTACACGCAGGGATTGGCAAAGGTGTTGCAGTCGTATTTGGCAGGGCGCGAGGGCCGTAAGGCGCGTGAAGCCGAGGCGGAATCCAAACGCATAGGCCGGGAAGAATTCAAGGATTACATCAGCGCGTTTGAACCAGAACGCGCCACAACGCCTGTCGAGATGGCGACAGGGCCGCGTGCGCTTCAACAGCGCATGGAACTTAAACCGCAAAACCTTGACCTTGGGCAGATCGCGCAGGGTATGGGGACGCCGACTATTTCCGAACAAGGCGCAATGGGTTACACGTTGCCTACCGGCAAAATGCCGTCTTCGGAACCGATGCAATTTACGACCGGATCGCTTACCCCGGCACAGCGCCGCGCCAAGATTCTTGAGGGAATGGGTAGCGGCAATCCAATGGTGCAGGCTATCGCACAGGCTGAATACACGAAAAAGCCAGAAATTGCAGAATTCGGAACTACTCCGCAATTTGATGAACAAGGGCGCGGGTTTGTTGTTAACAAGGCTGGCGATGTTCGGTATTTGCCGGGGGTAAAAGCCCCCGCTGCTGCGCCTGCGGCAGTTACTCCAACAACCATCATGAAAAATGGCAGAAAGGTTGTTGTAGACGCACGAACTGGAATGGAAATTGGTCTTGCGCCGCCAGATGCCCAAAGCGTTGGGTCAAAAGAAACAGCAGAAGGTTTGCGTAAAGAATTTACATCGCAAACCGGAAAATATCGTGAAATTTCAGATGCGTGGCAAAAAATTAAATCTGCCGCAACAAACCCAAGCGCTGCAAATGATATTGCTTTGGTGTTTAGTTATATGCGCGCTCTTGATCCGGCATCTACAGTTCGGGAAGGAGAATTTGCAACTGCTCAAAACGCGGCCGGAATTCCAGTACAAGTTATTAATGCTTATAACAAACTTGTTTCTGGAGAGCGGTTGTCGCAACCGCAAAGACAAGATTTCTTGCAATCTGCTTATGGATTGGTGGAAAGCCAAATGCCAAATGCTCAATCAATTTCAAGCAGATATTCAGATATTGCGAAACGATCTGGATTGTTGCCCGAAAATGTTGTGGATGATCCGTTTAAATCGGCGCGTGTGCCGCGATTAACCGGAAATAATGACCCTGTATACGCAACGCTTAAATCTGGCGATTTGTTTATTAGTCCAGACGGCGTAATGCGGAGGAAAAAATAATGGGTTGGCAAGATGATGAAATTGTTGGCGGTCATCCTGTTAAAAAAACAGGGCAAATGACTGTTAGCAATATGTTTTCTGGGGCAATTCAAAATCTTCCATCTAGCGCCATGCAATTTGGAAAGGATGTTGTAGAGCCGTTTTTGTCGCCTATTGAAACGGCAAAATCTGTTGCAAATCTTGGTCAAAGCGTTTTGGGCAAAGTTGGGTTAACGGATGCAGACCCGGAACTTGCAAATCAAGTTGGGCAACATTTTGTAAACCGATATGGCAGCATTGATAATGCCATGAGGACGTTTTCAACCGATCCGGTTGGCATGGCTTCGGACTTGGCTGGTTTGTTAACTAGCGGTGGAGCATTGGCTGCAAAGGTTGCTTCAAAAGCGCCTCGTATTGCTCGCGTTGCGCAAGCGGTGGAATCTACAGGGCGGTTTGTTGACCCGTTAAATTTGGCTGCAAAAACAGTTACCGGAACGGCAAAAGGAACTGCGGGCGTTCTTGGTTTAACAACCGGAACAGGATATGAAGCCGTTAAAGAAGCAGCAAAAGCCGGGTTTCGTGGTGGCGAGCAAGGGCAAGCATTCATTAGCGAAATGCGCGGGAAAGCCCCGCAAGACGCTGTTGTAAACGAAGCCCAAAAAGCCGTTGATAGTTTGCGTGAAAAGCGTAGCCGTGATTACAAAACAACTATGGCCGGTGTTACGCAAGATAAAACCGTTCTTGATTTTCAACCTATTCGGGATGAATTTCAAAAACTAAAAGAAATGGGGCAATTTAAAGGCAAAACTATCAATGAGCCTGCGGTTGCGGCTGTTGAAAAACTTGAGGACATTATTGGGGATTGGGAATTTTCTAATCCTAACGAATTCCATACTCCAGAAGGGCTGGATAAACTTAAACAAAAAATCTGGAATCAATCCAAAGGGTATCCAGAAAATTCACCAGAACGCCTTGTCGCAGATCGGATGTATAAAGCGGTTCGCCAAGTAGTTGCTAATCAAGCGCCAGATTACATGAAAGTAATGGGCGATTACGAACAAGCCAGCGATTTGCTAAAAGAGTTAGAACGAGGGCTGTCATTATCTGACCGTGCAACGGTAGATACGACTACTCGTAAATTGCAATCTATTTTGCGAAACAACGCGAACACGAATTATGGGCAACGTGTTGCGCTAGGCAGGCAACTTGAACAGGCTGGCGCTGAAACGCTTTTCCCGCGTTTGGCGGGACAAGCCATGAGCGCTCAATTGCCTCGCGGATTATCTGGCGCACTTTCGGGAACTGGCGCAGTTGTTAATACAATGCAAAATCTTCCCGGTGCGTTATTGGAGCCAAGCACTTTGTTAGCCGCTGGCATGGTAATTCCAAGAGTAACCGGCGAAGTAGCATATAAGATTGGTCAAATTGCAAGTGGCCCGCGCCGTCTTGCAGAAATGCTTTCAAAATATGGCGATCAACTTTCAGCACGCGATCCATCTATGGCGATGGCCGTAGATATGGCAAAACGCACCATTGCCGCTGGCAAGAAACTTGATCCTGTTTACACGCAACAATTGGCATTGCAGTTGTCTAGATTGCAGCAAGCCGATGAAGAACGTAATGCGAGGGCCGCACAATGAGTTTCAACGGTTCGGGTACATTCCAGATAAACACGGCGGGCCAGCCTGTCGTAGCCGGTACTACCATCACATCAACCGCTTTTAATGCGTTGACGGCTGACCTTGCTACCGGCCTGTCCACTTGCATAACCAAGGACGGCCAAACGGTTGCCACGGGCAATATCCCGATGGGGAGCAACAAGATCACCGGCATGGCGGCTGGTACGGCGGCTACGGACGCTGCAAACCTAACGCAAGTACAAACAACTGCCGCGAAATTGTTGTCAGTTTCCGGCACCGACACCATTACGGCCTCGGGAACTCCGACTGTTGCGGCCTATACGTCGGGCGCTATGTATTACTTTTCGCCCGCTGCCACGAATACGGGCGCGGTTACAATCAACATTGACTCTTTGGGCGCAAAAAGCATTACCAAGGAAGGCTTAACCGCATTGGCGGCTGGCGATTTGACCTCCGGCAAAGTTGCCGTGGTGGTGTACGACGGCACGCGCTTTCAGTTGGTAAACGCCGGGGCTGCAAGTTCTACCGGCAATATCACGTTTAGCACCAACACCATCAGCACTTCCAACACAAATGGCAACATTATTATGTCGCCAAACGGGTCGGGCCAAATACTGATGAACACGAGTTCGTCGGTATTTTCGGGGCAGGCAATTGTTGAGGTTGTTGGCGAAACGTCAACCAGAATTTATCCCGGTGTATTTAAGTCATTATCCGAGCCGCGCCCGTGCATCATGTGGAACGCCACTACAAGCGGGGATTGCGGATTCTGGGCGTTTGGAACGGAAACGTCTTACACGTTCAGAGGCAACATTTCGTACAACCGAAGCGCCGGTTTGGTGGCGTTTAACACTTCGTCGGATTATCGCGCCAAAGACGTTTACGGGCCGGTTACCGATAGCGGCGCAAAAGTTGACGCCATTAAGATTTATCGCGGCAAAATGCACGGCGCTACGGTTGAGCGCCCGATGGCAATTGCTCACGAACTTGCAGAGCAAGCCCCGTATGCCGTTACCGGCGCAAAAGACGCAGTAGACGAAAACGGAAGCCCGATTTTCCAGCAAGTTGATTACACAACGCTCGTTCCGTTGCTTGTTGCCGAAATTCAGTCCTTGAGGGGGCGCGTTGCTGCGCTTGAAGCGAAATGAGTGACGATCACGAATTGCGTATTCGGACGGTAGAAAGCAAATTGGCATCTCATGAGGCGGTTTGCGCGGAGCGCTACCAAGGCATCAAGGACGACCTTAAAGATTTCAAAAGCCTTGTGAAATGGGTCGG